AAGCAACTCCAGAAGAAGCTATTGTAGTAGCTGTAGCGTTATTAAGCATATAATAATTACCTATTTCAGCAGTATTATCTATTCCTTTACAGTTAATGAATCTGGTTTTATTATCCGTATAAGTTACACCTCCAGTATAAGTACTTCCACCACTAAAATTGATAGTATCTAAAATATATCCCTCTGTTGGTACTGTTGCAGATGGATCAATATAAATACCAGTAGTTGAACCAAAAGCCACAACAGAAGAATAAATTAATCTAAATCTTCTTGTAATTGTAGCTGTAGAAGCTAATTCAATTATATTACCACTAGCACCTGAACCAACAAAAATAGAATTATCTACTCCCACTGTTCCAGTAGTGCCTTCAAAAACTAATCCTTTAGAACTTAGAAAAGCACCTTTAGAATATATCCAGTTGTCGCAAGTATTAATAGTTCCAACGTTAGGTATATTTAAAAAGTTTACTCCAGTCCAATCTAAAGCAACTGGAGGATTAATATTTCCATCAATAGCTATTGCAGTATCAACATCCTTAAAAGTAATATGTCTTATTGGCGTAGTCCATTCAGTAGTAAATAAAGCAACACCTACTCCTAAACCAGTAGAAGTTATAGTACAGTTTTCACTTGAACCTCCTATAATAGTAGTATTTTGACCTCCAACTAATCTATCCCCTAACAAATCAATATTAGCAGAAATAAAATAAGTTATATTATCTCCTAAAGTAATTACTCCTCCACTAGCAGAAGGAAAATCGCTTTTTTCATTCACAAAAACCACCTCATTAGGTACTAATTGTGATTGTGCTATCTCTGTAAATAATGGCATATTATAATAATTTTGTAATTACTAAATTACCAGTACCAGTACCAGAAAAAACAACTTGAACAGCTCCAGAGTAACCATAAGGTAATTCATAAATAGAATTTACACCAGTTGAAAGTTTTACCGTATAATTAGTTGCTGATGCTGTACCATCACCCAATAAAATATAACAATCAGCAGAAGAAAGATTTACGAAACTAGCACCTATTTTCCCATCAGAAGCTAAAACTTCTGTACTTGTTACCGTTGGAGCTTGTGTTGAAATTACAGAGCTAGAAGATATACCAAACTTATAACTATCTAAAGCATCATATAAAGCTGATCCACTTGCTACAGATGGAGCATCCACCTGAGTATAATCAATATCAACTTTAACCGATCCATTAACTAATCTTACTTTATCTCCGTAATGGTAAATCATAGTTCCATCTTTCGGAAATAACCAGCTATTATCTACTCCATCAGTAATCTTAATATCTTGTCCGTTGTTTGTAATAGTATATCCCATTTCTTACTCGTTTTCTTGTTCTTCGTCCTCTTCTAAAGGCTCAAATCCTGCTATCGCTCTTAACTCGTTTTGTGTTAAGATAGCAGTAATATCAATATAAGAAATATATGATACTGGAGGTTTAGTATGAACTGTAATCTTAACATCTCCAAAACCAGCTTCTTCTAACATCATATTAAAAGTTGGAATTAAAGCATTTTTATAACCTCTAATTACAGTATTATTTACTAATTCAAAAGCATTCCTAATTTCTTGAGATGTTCCTAGCTTTCCAGCAGTTTGAATACCACTTAAAGAAGGATGCCATCTATGAGCTGAAATAATATTCTGATCTGCTAACTGTTGAAGCTCTGTGAAATCTCCATCTTTGATACCATCAAATAATTGTACATTAGTCTTATTCTCCTGGCTATCTACCATTTGAAATAAGATCTTGCTATTATTACCCTCATCTGTAAATTTAGGAATTACTACATCCTTAATATAATCTTCAGGAGTCATTCCCTCAGGAGGCTCTCCTACTAAATCAACTACAGCAGATGGCATAAATCCATTCTTAAACCTAGTTAAGTTAAATGTAGGAATCTTATAGCTAATATCAATCCAATGTAAAGCACCCACGTAATCAGGCATACCATAATATCTATGCTCAGGAGAATATTCTCTTCTATAAATAAGAGAATTTGCCTCTGTCGTTTCTTTAACAAAGATCGGAATCTTTTCAATATCTTCCTCAATACCTTCCGTATCATTATTCTTAATGCTATTCCAATCCGTTGAAATATACGCATTCTCTATAATGTTTTGTTCGTTCTCTTTTTCTAATCTTACTTCTGTAGAGTCTTGATGGAAATAATAAGTAAATCCTGACTCTTTCGCTACTTGAACGCTAAATGATCCTAAAGTTATTAGATCCTTAGCACATCTTTTATATATCTCCTCTAAGCTTTCTCCTTTGTTATTTATGCTATGAACATAATCTCTTAATCTAGTATCAGTATCTAAATCAATAGCTTCACCATTTCTCTCAAAAGTTAATCCCTCTCCGCAAGTGAATACTAATTTAGATTCTAATATTGCATTATGAACAGAAGCTCTTTTAGCTCTCTTAGCTAAATCATTAGGAAATATATTATTATCATCTTTAAAGTATTGTACCCAGTCACCTACAAAGTCTTTTTCTTTATCAGTTTCTCTAGGCATTACTGGATCTTGAATCTTAGCTACAAATCCCGTTTTAATTCTGTTAGATTTAGTTTTATTCTTGCTCATGTATAAACTTTAAAGATAGTAAAAAGGGGAGAAAGAAACTCTCCCCTAATTTATTTATTGCTCAAATTTAGTAGCATCTGTTGTATCCCCAGTAAATTCTCTAGGTAACTCAGCCATTTGACCTTCAAAAGCAATAGTGTAACCGCTCTCATCTTGTAACCCTTTACCAGTTACAGAAGATACTGTTACGATCATAGCACCACTATGCTCTAAAAATTCATCATATCCGTAAACAAAAAACTTCTGATTGAAATCTTCTGCTACTACGATAACCTTACAAGTATTGAATAACTCTTGTAATACTTTTGCTTTAACTTTCTCTTGTTTAGGTACTTTAAAGTCACCTGAGATAGCTAAAACTTTTGATCCGTTCTCTGCACTTGCTTCTGTGTTAAAATCTCCAGTAAATGAGTCAAACTCAAATTTGTAGAATTTAACTGCTGTTGAAGTTAATGCTACGGCTGTATAATCATGATCCGTTCCTGCTGTGAATCCTGATGTAGTATCTACATTATCTCTCTCTGTAATCCAAAGAGTTTTAATACCACCTCTTCTATTCTCATCAGAACATCCGATATTAATTCCAGTTGTTAAAGCCATTATATTATATTTATATAAATCAAAAATAAGGGAGTATATTTCAACTCCCTCTTAAATATTCTTAGTATCCGAATGCAATTAATTCAGGATGTACAATTTGAGTTCCTAACATGAACTTAGCAGATAAGTAATACTTCTCATCTTTCTTCTCATACCAGAACATAACCTCAGACTCAGGATTAGTTACATCAGATGCAATAACTAAATTCTGAGGAATAGTTAATACGATAGCATTAGGAGATACTACACCATCTTGAGGATTAGAAGTATCAGCTAAAGCACCAGTCCAAGTGTACTCTTTAACTAACTCAATTCCTCTGAAAGTTAATCCAATTTGCTCCCCTCTCATTACTCTCTCGATTCCAGCAGAAGCTCCAGTGTTCTCTAAAGAAGTTAATAAGTTGTTATAAACTGATGGAGAAACATAGAATTTCTTTTGGTTATCAGGGATAGACTCTAACTCAGCACCTTGATTAGCGTAGATATTTCTTAAAGCAGTTAATGCTCCATCAGAATCTAATACCTCAGCAGTTTCATGAGTGCTCATAGTTTCGATATGAGCTAAAGAAGCAGTAGATCCTAAGATTACTTCAAAGAATCCATCTAAGATACCATAGAAAGCATCAGCATCAGCATCTTTACCATTCCAAGCTAATTTAGGAATATCCTCTCTCATAGAATTAACTACTAAGTTTCTGATAATTCCTTCTAAAGCTGTACCAGTTAAATCGTTTCTATTAACCCCTGCTTTTCTTAATTCAGCGAAGATAGTTGAATCAAACTCTGATTCACACATTTCAACTTGTAACTTAACCTTCTTAGGAGTTACAGTTCTATCATTCATTGCTACTGATCCAGCAGAAGCAAATCCACAACCACTATCCGCTCTTAAAACTTTCTGAAGTTTAGAAGGGATATATACGTTTGCAGATGTTTTAACATTGTCTAAAATCTGATATTCAGCGAAAGGATTTACACCTTCAACTTGTGGAGAATAAAAGATTGGTTCTAAGATTTCTCTACCTCCGTAAGTATGAGAAATACCATTTGTAATTACGTTTGCCATTTTTGTAATTTTTACCTTTAATTAAATTTAAAATTTGTACTTAGAAGCTAATGCATCTAAATTATGAACCTCTTGAGCTTTAGGAGTTTCAACAGAACCTTCCTCATCAGCTTTAGGAGTTTCAACTTTTCCAGCTTTCGCCTTTGCTAATTCCTCTTCTAAATCAGCTACTTTAGCATTTAAAGATTCTACCTCAGCAATCTTAGCAGAAATCTCTTCTACTTTTGCATTAATAGCATCTTCTTTCTCGCTTAACTCAAACTTATACTCAGTTTCAAGTTCAGCCTTAGCTTTAGTAACTAATTCTTCAGCATCAGCTTTAGCAATAGTTTCTACTTGCTCTTCTTCATTCTTTCCGAACATAGCAGAGATCGTATTACTAAGCTCTTCAAACTTAGCATTGATCGTTTCTAAAATCGTCTTTT